TGTATCTAAATCGTTCTCTGTAAGAACTGACCCAGAAGCATAGTCTACTAATTTAGTAGTCTGTGATGTTCTTCTTCTAATCTCAATAGCCGCATCTTGGGCAGGTGCAGAGGTAAAAGTAAGAGTAGTTCCTGCACTATTTAAGCTAAAAGCTGTAGTAACTGACCCTGCTAGAGTAACAGTTAAATCCGCCGTACTTCTATAACTAAAAGGTATAGAATATGATGTTGTACTGTTATCGCCTGTATAACGTACAAAACTATTTGCCATGTATGATTTTCCTTAATTTTTGATTGGGTTTTACTAAAAGTGTAAGTTTAGTTATTTGCTAGAGTTTCTAAGGTTTCGTAGTGTTTTCTATATTTATTATCTCTATTTTCATAGATAGCTTTTTGTCTTTCAGCAAATTCTGGAAACTCTGCCATCATCTGTTGTTTAGAATATCTGTCTATTCTTTTAACAAAATCAATAATAATTTGAGCTTGTTCATCTTTACCATTAATAGTACCTGACGGGTGTTGATATAATTCGCCTTTTTGATTTCCTAAATCTGTAACCATTTTTTCAACATATTCAGACAATGTGTAGTGTTTTCCATCATAAGATTTATCATAAATAATACTTCCACTCTCATCTACTCTAGTTTCAAACTTAATTTCTAACATTCTATCGTAAGCAGTTTGATTTTTAGAATTTCTCATATCTTTTAAATTCATTGAACCTGTACTATCACCTTTCATTCTAATACTTTGTAATGGGTGTTTGTATTTAAAATCACGTTCTCTTATAAATTTAGCTGTCTCTGTATTTTTAAAATTAGTCATAGCAAAAGGTGAAGACCATAAACCACTTTCACCACCTAACCCAAATAACCAACCATTCTTTCTATCAATAGGTTCACCAAACATATTACGTTTTGGCATCACTGCGGTTTTACTGTCCATTGGATTTAAAGTTTGTAGTCTATCACTTAATGTATAAAGTTCTCTTTCCCACTCATCATTAACTCTATCTAAATATCTTAAACCTCCTGACAATGGAAATACTTTAAATGCAAATTGAGAAGCAATGTTTGTTCCCATTCTTTCTGGTTTTCTTGAAAACATTACATCATCTGTTGTCATTAAGTTTACTAATTCAATAATATTTTTTGTGTAAAATTTAGAAGTCACGTTTCTTGTTAATGTTGCAACTGTTCCCATAATTAATTCAGTTGTATCTTTTTCTATAACAGGGTCTAAATCATCAGTAGTACCTAATCTACTTTTAAACAAAGAAACTAAATCTGCCGCAATAAAAAATGGCATCATAATAGGGTCTAGCCTATTTAAAGAAATATATCTTCCATCATCAGTTTTGTATGAATATGGTATCTCTCCAGTATTTTGTTCTTTATCTTTTTGTTTTTTCCAATCTATATCACCACCACCTACAATTTTACCTGCTAATGCAAAATTAACTGCCGTTCCCCACAATGCCCAACCCATTTGTATTCTTGCTTTAGCTTCAGCCGCCGCTTCTGGGTTAAGGTATTCTTTTTTTCTTAATGGGTTCATACCTCGTTCAATAGAATTTCTAATTTTTCCGTTCTTTAATCCTTTTTCTGCTAACATGTGTTTCATTTGAAATTGAAATCTACCTAGAAAAGGTAAGTGTTGTGCTGACCATCTTAATAAGTTTGATGGAGTATTAATAAAGTGAAGCCCTAATAATCTTAATGATTTATGTTTTGTTGCAGTTCTTAAAATTGTACCTGTTAGTTGGTCTTGTATTTCACCTGTGTTTGGGTTTATTTGTCCAACATTTTGAGTGTAAGAACCTTCTTGTGCATAGTATAATGGGGAGTTTAATCTGTCATTAACAGTATTTCCTATTTCAATAGCAGACCCTTTTTCATTAATAAATTCATCTTCTATTTCTTTTGCTCTTTTTTTGTATTTCTCTGCATAATTAATATCGGTAAAATTCTTTTTATTTATTTGTATGTTAGTGTCATTCATTACACTAAACTCTGGGTTTTCTTTTAATATTCTTGAATTAACTAAAGATGTCATTCTAGCTTTAAACATCATAGATTTAAGAAATTCATCTCCTGCTGATAAAATTCTCATAGGTGCAGAAATAACTCTACCTGCTCCTTTAAAAGATTGTGTTACAGCTTTACCTATTTTAGTTCCTTCTAATCCTATAACATCAGTAAGAGCTTCACCCCAAGCATCAAATAAATCTTGAAGTTGTCCTTGTCTTACGTTGCTATCGTGTTTCATTTGTCTGCTGTCAAGAATAGCTCTACCTTCATAGAAAGATTTTCCTGCTCTTTTTAAAGCATGACCAATAAAAGCATATTGATATAGATAAGTTTGTAATGCTTCTCTCATAATTACTCTTGCTCTGTCTTTGTCTCTAAAAAACATGTTTGCACCTCTTAACGCCATTGTTGCAGGTTTCCATTGTGTTTGAACTAAACCTGACACAATGTTAAGAATGTGTGTATCTGGCGAAGATAAAAGGTTGTTGTTTACAAACTCCATACCAAGTTCCCAGTTATTAACTTTTCTTACATTTTGTAATGCTCTTATAATCTGGTCTCTGTCAGATAACTTACCAACTGCATTCATAAATTCCCATTTTTGTTCAGGAGTTCCTTTTGCTAATTCCAACATTTTAGGATTTTCTGGTTCAGTCATTAATTTTGCGGCTCTTGTACCATCAGCATCAATTCTTCTTGCAACATTACCTCTAGCAACATTTGTACCCATGACACTATCAATCATTAATTCTGTTGAAGTTTCTGCCATTTTTTTATCAAAGTCTGCTATTAATTGTAATTTTTCTTCAGGTGTTAAATCAAGTCTATTACTTTCTGTACCTAATGCACCCATGATGTCATATTTAGCTTTAATTTTATCTTTTTGTGCAACCATTGTTGCATACAAATTTACAAAATCTTCACCATACGCAACTCTTTCCGCAAACTCTGTTAATTTTTTAGGGTCAGCTCCATACAACCTTACTGCATCATTAATCATTTGTTCAAAAGTTATTGTCTTCTTTTTTAATTTATCGGTAACTTCATCAATCGTAAATTTTATTAAACCTTCATTGCTTTGCTTTTGGTCAGAACTAGGTTTTTGAAATTTAGGTGCGTTGTTTGATTTTAATGGGGGTTTATCTTTAGGAGTAATTTCACCTCGATTGAGGTCATTAATATATTCTTTGGTTGTTTTAGGAGTTGGTTTAATTTTTAAAGAAGGTGTATTGTCATCTGGTACAAGTACATCAAACAGTTGTGAACCTGTCATATTACTTCTACCTTTAGCGTCTATTTCCAATAATTTTTTAACGCTTTTTCTTCTTAATGCGTTATTTGTTAACTTAAAAGAACCTGCCGCAAAAGCAGAACCAAAAGCTGTACCAAAACCAAAACCTGCGGCTGAACTAATTGCTCCTCTACCTATGCTGTATTTATCTTGAATACCTGCTTCTATGTTTGTGTGTTGTAATAAAGCATCTTGTCCACCTGCTATAACAGCATTAATACCACCTTCAGTTAATCCGCCTTTTACTACAGCTTTACCTAATGCTTGTTTTTGTGCATATTGAGCCGTTTCTTTTAAAGCTCTTTCGTTAAGTTCACCTGCTATTTTATCTTTAAGTGTTACTCTTAATGCTTGTTTGTATGCTTGTTTTGCGGCTTGACCACCCACTCCAACACCTACAAGGTTTACTGGGTCAGCTATCATAGCTCCCCCATTGTCAACTAACCACGAACCAAAACTTCTATTTGGGTCATTCCAAAATGAAGGGAGGTTTTCATAAGTTTGTGATATATATGCAAATTCTTTTAATCTTTTTTCGTCTTCTTCACCCATGACATTAGACATATCCATACCCATAGAAACTGTGTTGTTAGTCCTCCAAGACCTATCAGTATAAAAATAATCTAATAAATCTGCATGAGACATTTTATTAAATTTTTTGTCATTTTCTCTGTAGGAATAATAACTTTTTAATGTTTTATAAAAATCTTCTGTTTGTATTTGTTCTAAAGCATCATTTTCTGTTTTAGCTACTTCAGGTACAACGTAAGTTGATGTATCTGTAGTATCGTTATTTCGTAATTTTTTAAAATCCATTATTTAGCCATGCCTTCCATTGCATCTATTATTACTTCTCGGTCAACACCTAATTGTTTAGTTAAATCATTTATTAATTTTGCACCTTCTTTATCTGGGATAAGGTCAAAGAACTCTTTATTTAAAGTGCCTTCAGGAAAGACTGCTGAAAGAGTGTTTTGTATAAATGGTACAATTTCTTCATTATTAAAGTCTTCTTGTGAAATACTATTAAATGGAAAGTTATCATTGTTAGTTCTGTGTTGTTCAATTTGCGGAACATTAACTTTTTCTCCATTTATTATTATTGATTGGTTATCAAATTTATCAGTCTGTATTTGAAGAGAAGATAAAGCTGATATAGCAGTGTCAAAAGTTTCATAGAAATTAGTTGCTTGTCTTGTTTCTTCTTTTTTAGCTTCTTGTACCTGTTCGGTTTCTAGTTTTTTCTTTTCTTCTAATGCTTTTGCATCAGCTATTTTTTGTTGGTCATCAAAAGTTATTAAAGGTTTTTCATTTATACCAACAGCATTTTGATATTGTTTCTTAATATAAGTTTCTAGTTTAACCATGAAAGCATCTCTTTCATCATTGGTAGGTTTTCTACCTTCTCTTTTAAAGAAGTCACTTTCAAAGTCATAGATTTCTCTTATGACATGTCGATTAACAGAGCTTTCAGCCATTGCTTGTGCTTTCTCTTTTCCCATCATAGTGCTATCTTTAAATGCTCCTTCAATAATATTCATAATAGCTTTAGAACCTGAAGAGTATGCTAAGTTGTTTAAATGTAATCTTGCATTGTCATCTTTTTGTGAGTTCTCATAGTGGTCTAGCATTGCTCCCATTTTTTTAGGGTCAGTGTCCAATTTGTTAAATTCTTCTTTCATTTCATCTATATCAGCAAAACCATCAGAATAAATTTTGGCAACAAAATCATCTAAAATTTGTGGGTTATCATCAATGTATAAGTCATCAGTCATTGCTCTATCAAAATTTGCAACAGCATGAATGTCACCCATTGCTTCTAATCTATCTCTTAAAGCCATCTTTTCTGTGTAAGTTCTAGGTCTTGTAGTAACATTACCTTCAGCATCAGTTTCGGTTACATCAGAATACATTTCAGCATAGATAGATTTTACTTCTTGGTTTCTTTGGTATTCAGCTTCTTGTCTATCTTGTCTTTCTAAATCTCTTCTTTTTCTTGTTAACGTATCTTGCAAAGATATAACTTCTTTAGATTTTCTTGAAGCTAAAGTACCAATAGCTGAACCATTTTTAGAATACCCTAAATTAGTATTCATTAATATATCTGCTCTATCTAAATCATCTTCTGTTTTTGCTTTTGAAATAACATCAAGAATACTTCGTCTAACAACAGCTAAAGTTTCGGCATTAGTGTATAATAGATTTTTACTTTTCCCATCTCTTGAAGGTATTTCTATTTGTAAATCTTTTAATATAGATGGTAAATTTTTCTTTAAAGTTTCTATAGGTTCATCTGATAATATTCCTGCACCTTCCATTACTTTTTTTACTGAATTAGCTTCGCCTCGAAGTTTTGCATCTTTTACTGCATCTCTTGCTCTAAATTCATTAAAATGTTTTGTAAATCCTAATAAAGTTGCACTATCCATTGCCTTCGTATCAGGCATATATTGTTTATAAAACATATCAAGATTAGTGCTTTCATCTGTAATGTCATAATTATTATCTTCTTTGCCTTGTGTAATAGCATTAATAACTTCATGTGCTTTGACTTTTCCTGCATGATAATTTGTAGTAGCATCAATGTATTTACCAGTTAACTCTGGGTGTTTACCTGAAATAATCTCTGCTTGTATAGTTTCAAATGATTTACCATTTGCATATAGTTCATCTATCTTTGCAATAGCTTTATCTTTTTTTCTATCAATTCTTAAACTTTCTGCTTTACCAACTTTATAACCTGCATTTGTCAGTGCTTTTGCTAGACCATCAGTAGCACTACCTGTTGATACATACCCTGCGTTAGCCGCACCATAATATTTGTTAGTTGCTTGTCTTTGATACTTTGCCATTATGTCTTAGCCCCTTTTTTTGTTTGACTATCTTGATATCCTCCGTAAGCGGTACTAGCTACATCAATAATTAATCCAGTTCTTGAAGGTTCTATAGGAGGTTTTAAACTGTTATAAGTTTTAGATAGATTAGCGTATGCTTCTGTTTGTTGGTTTTGAAATATTTGTACATCTTTGTCATAACCACTTGTTATTTCATTCCAGTCATCATCAAATAGATAACCTATAGACTGTACTATTTTAGTATTGTT